GGCCAAAGGTGAATTCGAACAATTCGTTGAAATTGCCCAAGGGTTCGGATTGAATCCATTCAAACGGGAAATTTACGCCAACAAATACGGCGACAAATTTTCGGTCATCGTCGGTTATGAAACATACATCAAACGCGCGGAACGTTCGGGCCTTTTGGCCGGATGGTCCGTTGTGACGACCGGTTCGGTGAACATGCAGAAACCAAAGGAATCGACATTGGTTGCAACAATTACCATTCACCGGAAGGATTTCCAATTTCCGTTTGTCCATGAAGTCCATTTTTCGGAATATTTCGGAACCCGTCGCGATGGAACGTTGACCGACTTTTGGAAAAACAAACCGGTGACCATGACCAAAAAAGTGGCCATGGCCCAAGGGTTCCGACTTTGTTTTTCGGATGAATTGGGCGGAATGCCGTACACGGCCGAAGAATTGAACGCAATGGAGGCCGAAACCATTCAGACAAACAACCAGGCGATCAAACAACCATTGGAACAAAAACCCGTCATCAATGTGGACGTGTTGATTGCCCAAATTGAGGCCGCGAAATCGAAATCCGATTTGATTGACATTTGGAAAAAACATCCGGAGCATCACGGAAACCCCGTGTTCAAAACCGCAATGACGGACCGGAAAAAAGCATTGGAGGCGCCCACACCGGGCGCCGCCAATTCGTCCGAGCAAAACCCCGTCGAACAATTGATTGGTCAAATTATGGCCGCAGAATCAACGGAATCCATTTTGGAATTGACCATCGACCAAACGGACCCGGATGTCATGGACGCCGCCATGACCAGGTTGGAGCAAATCAACGGCGCAATTCAAACAGACTTATTTGAAACCAAATGATTGAATGGATTCCATTTGTGTTGGTGACAATTGGCCTAATTGGGACAATTGACGCCGTCATTCATCGCAACAGAAAATCAAAATACGACAGACATGAAAACGAAAATTCAAAACCAATACGTTGACCCGTTGGACGTATCAACGGCCATCAAACGCAAATTCAAAACCATCCGCAATTTTTGCCATGCAAGCGGAATCAAATATCACGTCATGACGTCGGCCATCAATGGCCGCATGTCAACGCCCCGGAGCCAATCAATATTGAACCAGGCGAAACAATCCATCCATGAAACGGATTTGGCCCCCTGTATTTGGTGCATCGACGACGACCAACGAAAATTTGTTGAAAACGCCGTGAAAACCCGGTTCGCAACCCTTCAAAACTTTTGCCGGCAGAATCCGCAATTTTCGTTGACGTTTGTTCACAATGTAATTGCCGGCAAACGCAAACGAGTTGATGACCGCGTGTTGGCGTTGATTGATACGTTGCAAAATTGAACCAGATGAACAACAACAACAAACCAAAATCCAATGGCCGTGACCGGGCGCCGTCGTTCCAATTTTACCCTGGTGATTGGTTGACCGACCCGAAATTGAATCTTTGTTCACCGGCGACAAAAGGCGTTTGGATGGACATCATTTGCCACATGTATTTGTCAGATGAACCCGGATTTTTGGTTTTTGGCGACATCGTTTTGGACGCGAATGGAATCCAAAAGTTGTCCAAAATTAGTCCAAAAATGTTCCAAAAGGTGTTCCATGAACTTACCACATTTGGAATCATTCAGAGGGACGATTTGGGGCGATATTTTTCCAAACGGATGGTCGCAGATGAAGCGAATCGCGAGCAACGACGGGCGTTTGGTAAATTGGGCGGGAATCCGAAATTGAAAAAAAAGGATAACCCAAAGGTTAACCCCAAGGTTAACACCCAAGTTAACCAATTTCCAACCCCTTCTTCTTCTTCTTCTTCTTCATATATAAATACCCATTCTATCGAATGTGTATTTACACACCCGCTTGTTTTGGAAATTCAAAAATTGTTTCCGGCAGTTTCGAAAATGAAATTGCCATTGACCGATGACCAGGCCGAACAACTGTTGACCGAATTTTCAAAAACTGAAGTCATCGAAATTTTGGAGGCGATGGAAAATGTTCCGACAATTGCCACCAAATACAAATCAACATTTTTGACAATTAAAAATTGGATGAAAGTCCGGAAAAAAAATGACAACAACACAAAAAACAACCAGAACGGAAATCGAAATCCGAAACCCGATTTCGACCATGCAATTTCGAAGTTTTAACGGACGCGAGATTGTCGAAGCGTCAAAGGACACCCAAATTCGCAATTTAACCGACCAAGAATCAATCAAAATGTCGTTAAGGTACATTTTCACATTGGTTGGCGTTAAAGTCGAAAATTTGCCCTCAGAATTGCAAAAAATGGTTTTGATGGAATTTATCGAATCGGAATTTGGATGGATGACGCCGGAGGAAATGAAATTGGCGTTCCGAATGGCGGTCGCCGGCAAATTGGATGTGGAGGTGAACCATTTTCAAAATTTTTCCCCTGTTTACTTTGCCACAATCGCGAACGCCTACCGGGAAAAACGGGGCGCCGCATTAACCGAGTACAATTCAAAAATTCACGAAATGACAACCAAACCGGACCCGTCGGATGACGAAAAAAAAATGATTTTTTGGGGCTTTGTTGACGAATGTCTGTTGAAACGTTGGGACATTTTCGCAAATGGCGGAACCATCAATTGGCAAACCGTCGCCGGAATCGAACATGTTTTCCGGACGATGGAACAATTGGGTTTCGTCATGAATGTCGATGACAAAAACAAAATTTTCGACATCGCCAAACAGCAGGTGACAAACAGAATCGAAACCGAGAAACCAGAAACCCGTGAACGGGCGCGCGAAATCCGTTCATTGCGCGAATCATTGGAAACGGGAGAATTGGCGTTCAAACAGGACCAAAATTTGGCAGACATCACCCGGCGCCGTTGTTATGAATTGACGATGGACCATTTTTTCCAAACGTTCCGTCGCCAAAACACCGATTTTCGCGCGGTTGTCGAAAACATTAAAAATCAACAATATGAATAAGCCAATCAACCCCGGAACCGCCATTTTGTTTTTGCTGAAGCGCGAATACATTGGCGAATGTTCCATCGAATCAACCACAAACGACCAGGGGGAAAAATCCGAACGGGCCATCCATCCAAATGGTTGGTCCTTTGAAACCTGGTTGACAGAGAACAAAATGATTGTTCAACCACAATCCATCATTCAAACAGAAACCCCAAAAATTCAATTAATCAAATGAACAAAATGTTTTTGATTGGTCATGTTGGCCAACAACCCAAGCGAACAACCAACGGAACCGGAATCAATTATTCGTTGGCAGTCAAAGAACGAACGCGCGTCGATGGTGAATGGACGGACAAAACCATGTGGGTTGATGTCGTCCATTGGGGCCAAAACGCGGATTTCGCGGAAAAATGGATTCACAAAGGAACCAAAATCATGATTGAAGGCCGGTTGAACATCACCGAGCGAACCGACCAGGACGGAAACAAAAAACGATTCACCAACGTCGTCGCCGAACATGTCGAATTGTTGTCCAAATCCGATGGTCAATCAAATGACGGTCAAACAGCCGGAGCCAATACAGGCGCGGCGAAACAACCGGTTCAAACACCAATGGCGGGTTCCGCATCAAATAAGATTTCACAACCTGAAGGCGACGACGATTTGCCGTTTTAACCAATAATCGTTCAAAACAACTTAAAAAAAAACCAACGGTCAATCCGGGCCATTGGCCATATTTGCAAAAACAACAACAACATGAATCCAAAAAAACAATTGTGGCGAATCGAAATTGAACAACATTTGCCATCATTCAAAGTCGCCGCAGAATTCGCCGACCGTTTAATCACCGAGAATCACCAACCGCGTTTCGTTTCCATCATGATGAATTTGACGGAATCCGAGTTGGACGATTTTTTGGCGACCATTGCAACAGGTTATCAAACCCGAATCATTGGCGTCATCAACATGTCCGAAATTTTGGTGATGGTTCACAAAATGGACCCGGAGGTTGTGAAAATTGAATTGATGAATGGAACCCGTCAACAGTATTGGACCGAATTGGACGGATTCGCCGCCATTCTCAAATCCGAAAACGACATCAAACGCATGAACGCCAATTTTGACAGAAACGAACCATTCCGGGCGTGGATTGACCAAAAGGATTTTGACCAATTGGTCATTCATGGAAACAATGACCGATTGAAATATCAAACAGAGGGCGAAGAATGACAACAGCAAAATTCGAACGATTGTTGACCATGATGGCCGAATTGCAGGAACGCCAAATTCCAATTCATCGAATCGCCGAAAATTTGTCCGTCACCGAACGGACGGCATATCGGTATTTGAAGATTTTCGACAATGTCGGAATCCGCATCCGCCAAAATTCATTTGGATATTTTACAACCCAGGACATCGCAAATGAAACAACCAGGCATGGCAGAAAAAAAACGAGGCCGGCCAAACGAATAAAAAAAATGAACGAACATGACCATTTTGGTGACATCAACGAATTGATGAACCGAAGACCGGTGAAAATGATATATCACCGATTTCAATTCCATCCGGATTTCGCCAAATGGATGGCAGAACACAAAACCCAAATGATGGCCGCCGAACACAAAATGTTGGCAGAATTCGCCCGGTTCATCACCGATTCGGACATGAACATTGAACAAACTGTTGACCTATTTTTGAACCATTATGAAAACAATTGAAAAAATCGCGGTCATTTGGACCGCCCCGTTGTTCGCCATTGCCATCATTGGATTGGGAATCGTTTCAACAGTTTTGTATTTGCTCAAAGCCGTTTGGATATATTCCGGAACCGCCGGGGCGTCAATCATGATGGTCCGCGAAGTGAGGAAAAAATTCAACCGGGCCACATGGCGAAGATTGCAGAAAACCGACGAAATGATGGCCGAAATCGACAAACGCGTCAAAAACAACTAATCACCAAACAACAGCAACATGATAAAAAATTTCGAGGAATTCACCATCGAATTGACGCCAAACGAACGTCGATTGATTCCAATGATGGTTGACCGTTTCAAAAACAAACGAGGAATCAAAAACATCGTCACAGCCGAAACCATGACCGCAGGAATCGCCCAAGCCTATGGAGTAAAATTGAAGGACACCCGCATCCGGAAAATCATTCAGTTCATCCGGGTGAACAACCTGGTTCCGGGTTTGATTGCCACATCGCGCGGATATTACACCGCCGAAACCGTCGCCGAAATCAACCAATGGATTGAATCGCTGAAGGCGCGGGAATCCGCCATCCGCGAAATCCGCGAAGTCGCCGAACGTCATGTTCAATTATTGCAGAACCAAAACCAACAAACCATTTTCGCGTGACATGCGTTGGTTGATATTAAACAGTGGACGAATAATAAAAGTACCCATGGAACACATCGACATCCAAACATTTTGGAAATTACAACCAGGCGACCGAGTTGACACCGCATCCGGCCCGGCAACAGTTTTGAAGGGACCAACGATTGGTCATCAATACGTTGAATTGAGAGTTGACAAACCCAAATGGTTGAATCCGCTTTTTTATCATTACGAAATCAAATCCGTCATCAAATGAGTAAACAAACCGCCGTTGATTGGTTGATTGAACAAATACGATTGACCCCGAATGAGAATTTCAACGCCATCACAATTTCCAAAATGAAAATGGAGGCAAAAAAAATGGAGCGTGAACAAATAATTGCAGCGTTTTGCGAAGGATATGACCATGATGGTGACAACTATGATGGAGCCGAAGTAAAATACTACGAACAAACATATAAAGGAGGCCAACCATGACCATCGAACAATTGAAACAACGAATCATGGCAGGACAACAACAATATTTCAACCGTGACCAGGTGATGGAATTGTTGGACAAATTGGAGCCGCAGAAACAACAATCAAACGTTTTAACCCTTTTTTGACCATGACCATATTTGAAAAAATGGCCGAATTGCAGTCCATCCGAAATGAAGCCGTCGAAAATTTGACCAATGACGACCAAATGACCGTCGACATGTTCATCCAATCCGTTGACGCGTTGGATGAATTTTTCAGCCGGGCCAACGATTATGTCAAATTCGTATATTTGGCAAAAGGCAAACCCGAACATCCATTTTGAAATGAACCGTCAAATTCGAAGGGCCGCAGGACGTGAACAATCCAAGATTCAACGCGAATTTTGGACCGTTGTTAACACGTTCCACCAATACACCGAGGCCGCAGAAACCGAATCGTATTTGGCCAAAAGGTTCAACGCCATTTGGATTCAATTTTGCGACCATTGGGAAAAATCGCCGCATTTGATGAAACCGGACCGCCGGGCGTTCATCAATTACGTCACCGGGCAAACCGAACCGGTGATTGCCACAGAATAAAAAACAACACATCGCCAACAACAACAACCAGGGCCGAACCAAAGGCCGAAAAATTGGCGACATGAAAAAAACAAAAAGTGGTTCGCCATCGTACCAAAAACCGATGGCAGAAAAAAAGAACAAACCCAAACCGCGAAAACCATCCGCCGCAGAACGGACAATGGATGAAAAACGCGAGTTATGCGAACAAATATGTTTGGCGTATGAATCCGCCAACGTCACGTTGGAATCATGTTGCGGCGAACATGGAATCGCCATTCGAACGTTCCGGAATTGGGTTGAATTGGATGCCCAAATTGCCGCCCGTTTCAAAATTGCCAAACAAAACCATTCCAAAAACGGCAAAGAACGCATCCGCGAAAAGGCCGTCGACGCCTTGGAACGCCTGGTTGTTGGTTTTTATGTCGAGGAATCCGAAACCGTTGAATTGTTCGGCAAAAACGGTGAATTGGCAGGTCGCCAAATCAAAACAAAAAAACGGTACATTGCGCCATCAACAACCGCAGTCATTTTCACGCTGAAGAATTCCGACCCGGCAAATTGGAACGAAAACATTCAGGTTGAAATGACCGGTGAACCACAGGTTTTCAAAATTGGAAACCAAACCATTGAATTCACATGACCAGACACAAAGCGTTTTCGATAACCTTAACAGAGGCCGAAATTGAATTGTTGATTCAAAAAATTGTCGATGACACCGGCGACATCAACAGCGCCGAAAAATGGATTCGAAACAAGGTTCATTCCATCCATCATGACATCGCCATGGATGGTTTGACAAACGAAAACATCGTCCGCCGTGACGAATGGTCGTTGGTTCAACGCTACTTTGAACGCCACAGGTTCGCAATTGCTCGAATGTTAAAAATCAATTATTGACCATGCCCGCCATCCGATACATCAAACCATTCATTTTCGCCAACGGGTTTTTCGACGTTGACGATAACATCGATTATGAATCAATTGGAATTCCACAGCCGCGCGAATCCGCCCCGGTCCGATTTGAAATTAGTCGAATTGTTTCATGGAATTTCGCGAGCGAAACGACAATCACCGTCCATTTGATAAACGGAAGCGGATACATCTTAGATTGTCCAATCGACCAATTTGACGAATTGATGGTTGCCCATGGTTGTATTTGAGCCACACCAAAAACAACATGAATTTATGGAGGCCGTATTTTCGGGCCAATATGAATATTTGTTGTATGGAGGGGCTGCAGGGGGCGGAAAATCCTATGTTTCATTGGCGACATTGATTCTGTTGGCGAAGATTTTCCCGAATTCCAAATCACACGTCATCCGGGAATCATTGCCGACGCTGAAGCGGACAACCATTCCGACGTTTTTTAAACTTTGCCCCAAACCGTTCATCCGGTCGTATCACCAAACCGACCACATCGTCACGTTCACCAATGGTTCAACGCTCGAATTTTTCCCGGAAAATTTCGTCATGGATAAAAATTTGACCCGGTTCGATGGATTGGAAACGAATTTTTTTCTGTTAGAGGAGGCCCAAGAATTACAAAAAAAGACGTTCGAAAAATGCAAATTGCGCGTCGGTCGTCACATCATTCCGAACCAACCGCCACGTCTTATCATGGCCACATGTAACCCATCGCAGACATGGACCAAAACGACATTCCATGAACCGGCGATGGCGGGAACATTGCCGGACGGATATTTTTACAAACGCGCGTTAATGGTTGACAATCCATCGTTGCCGCGCGAATATTTGGCCGCCATGGATTCATTGGATGAATTAACCAGGGCCGTATTTGTGAACGGTGATTGGGACGTTTCCGACATTGAACGTCCGTTCGCGTATGCGTTCAACAAATTCAAGACAGTCAAAACAAACGTCGCCATCCATCCGAATGAACCAATCATTTTGTCGTTCGATTTCAACGTTGACCCAATCACGTGTATTGCGGGCCAATCGTATGGCGACAAAATCCGAATCATTCGGGAATTCAGGTTGAAAAATTCCGACATCTTCAGGTTATGCGAAACCATCCGGGTTGAATTCGGCGACCGATTGTTCATCGTCACCGGTGACGCATCCGGCGCCAACCGTTCGGCCATGACCAGAGGCGCGGTCAATTACTACACAATCATTCGCGACGAATTGCAATTGCCCAAAACGGCGTTTAAGGTTCCGAGCGTGAACCCGTCAATCAAAAATTCGCGGGTTCTGTTGAATTCAATATTGGAAAAACACCCGGACATCCAAATTGATTCATCATGTCAATGGTTGATTCATGATTTGCAGAACGTCGAAACCACAGCCAACGGCGACATTGAAAAAACCAAGGATTCGAATTTGTCACACCTGTTGGATTGTTTCCGATATTATTTGTGGACGTTCCACAATGATTTCGTCAAATATCGGAATTGATTTTTTCGCTACCTTTGAGCGAACAAAAAATCAAAGGACATGCCCAAAAAATTGGAACGTTGTGTTGCGGATGTGATTCGAACCGGGAAATCCGAATCGTCGGCCTACGCCATTTGTCAATCGTCAATCAACAAAGCCAAACGGGCCAATCCAAAATCCAAAAAATGAATTGGTTCAAACGAAAAAAACAACCAGAGCCCAACAAAGGCAGTCGGTTACAACATGTAACCGGTTCAATCATTCCATTGACCAAAATATTCACGGATTCCGATGGTGACGAATGGTTCCAATACACCAACCCGTTGATGATGCCATCCAAACGAGCCATCGCCGCAGAAGTGGCGACCAGGTTTGTGGAAATGAACATGACCAAAGACCAATTGAAAACAATGGTCGAAGCCATGAAAAAATCCGCCAACGCCGGCAACATCGTTGAAATGTTCCATTTGTTGGCCGAAATTGAATGGAGGTTGGAATTCATTGGCGAGGAATCGACATTGATGGAATTGGCCGCGTGTTATTATGTTTTGAATGGAGAAAACGAAACGGAATGCAACGACGTTTTCAAACAGAAAATAATTGATAAGTTGAACCAAAATCCATTGGTCCGCGATTTTTTTGTCCAAAGGGCGTTGGAATCCACAATCAAATTTTCGGAGTTATCGTCGGACGATATCCGCGAATTTTTGAAGGTCAGCGCCCAGGAAAACGAAAGGTTCAACCGCATTTTGCAAACGCTGAAATTGGACGGTACATTGACGACATCAATTTCACGAACCAAATCATTTGCGAAAACAAAGTCACCGAAATGAAGGCGTTGGAATCTTTGTCGGTTGATGAATACTACCAAACAATTTCAACGTTCTTCAGGATTCAAGATGAACGGAATGAACAAACGGAAAAAATGAAATAAGCATGGCAACAGAGGTCAACAATATATTGTTCAAATTGCAAGCGGACACCGCCCAACTACGTAGCGAATTCGCCAAATTGAACACGGGAATCCAAGGCATCCAAACCAACACCAAGGCCGCCGAATCCGGATTGAAGGGTTTGAAAACAACCATCGCCGGAGCCGCCGCCGCGTTTGGCGGATTGTCCATTGCCGGGGCGTCGGTTGATTTCGCAAAAGGCGCCATCAAAGCCGTCGCGGATTATGAATCCGTCCAAATATCATTGGAAACGTTTTTGGGTTCGGCAACAGCCGCCAAAGATTTGTTCAAAGAATTGGAACAATTCAGCATCAAAACACCGTTCACGCCCGAACAGGTCAACAACGCCGCCAAATCACTGTTGGCGTTTGGTGAACCGGTCGAAGGGTTACAAACGACATTGAGCCGCATTGGTGACGTCGCATCCGCTACCGGCAAAGATTTCAACGAATTGTCGGTCATCTACGGCAAAGCGCGCGTCCAAGGGACGTTGTTCGCTGAAGATATCAACCAATTGACGGAAGCCGGCGTTCCGGTCATTCAATTGTTCGCGGACCAATTGGGCGTTTCCGCCGGTGAGGTGAAAAAATTGGGTTCGGAGGGCAAAATTTCATTCGCCAATTTGGAACAAGCGTTTTCGACGTTGACATCCGAGGGCGGACGATTTTTCGGGTTGACCGATAAATTGAGCCAATCAACCGCCGGGCGATTGTCGACATTGGAAGGCAATTGGACGGAGTTACAACGAACCGTTGGTGAAGGCGTGTTGCCAATATTCGAAACGTTAACCGACGCCGCGTTTGCGTTGATTGCAGGATTGCAACGTTTACCATCGTTTATTGAAGAAAACCGCCGAACATTCATTTTGTTGGCCGGGGCCATTGGCGTGTATTTGACAATTCAAAACGCGGCGGCCATTGCTCAATTGCGTTATGAAATCGGATTCAAACGATTGTTGATTCAAGAACAATTGTCGGTTGCCGCCCAAAAATTACGGGCGTTTTGGACCGGAGCCACAACAACAGTCACCAATTTATTGACCGGATCCACAACGGCGTCGGCCGTTGCGACCAGGGGCGCGACTATCGCAACCCAAGCGTTCAACACCGCATTGAAGGCGAATCCAATTGGTTTGGTCATTGGGGCCATCACCGCGTTGTTGTTGTTGTTTTCGGACTACATTTTCGCGACGGATGAAGCGGTTGCCGCGACCGAAGAATTGACCGCGTCACAAAAGGCGGTCAACGAGGTGAACGCCATTGCCAATGAACAAATCGCAAAGGAAACCGGAGAATTGAATTCGTTGTTTGCAAGCCTGAAGAACACCAACGCCGGAAGCGCCGAACGCGCGCGGTTGATTGATGAAATCAATGGCAAATACGGAACGACGTTGAAAAATTTGACGGATGAAAAGGCGTTCGTTGAACAATTGGATGTTGCCTACAAAAATTTGGTGACGCAAATTCAGAACAAAGCAAGGGCCGAAGCCAAACAGACGGTTTTAACGAAACTTTATGCGGACCAGGCAAGGGCGGCGGATTTTTTGGCCAATTCAACCGGCAATTTGGCGAAGGAAGCCGCCACAGGAAATCAAAACATTTTGGATTTCATCAACACCCTGGTTCCATCACAACAGGAAGCCGTGAACAAACTCATTCCGTTGTATCAACAACTACAATTGGCAACAGAAAACGCCAAATCCGGACAGGCCGGGGCGACGGATGAAATCAAACGTTTGAACGCCGAAATTGTAAAGTTCGGAGGCGTTGAATTGATTGGGGGCGCGTTCACCACATTGACCGAAAAGGAACAACAGGCGTTGGATGAATTGAACAAATCATTTTTGACAACGACCGAAGATGAATTGGACGCATTGGAGGAACAAAACGCCGTCCGCGACAAATTCATCACATCGTTTGATTTTTTCTTGCAACAATACACCGACAGTTCGAACGCGTTGGATGCGGTCAACAAAGAATTCGTGATTGACCCGTTCAAAAATTCAAACGCAACAGCCGTCAACGCAAACGCAACAAAGGCCGCCGACAATTTAAAAAAGGCCATCAACGATTTGTCAAATACGCTTGCAAAGGAAATCGCCAAACAACAATTGGAATTGAAATTCCAACCACAGTTGGCCGACGACCCGAAAACGTTCCGAGACCGATTGAACCGGATTGAAGTTGAAACGGCCAAATCATTGGAGGCGTTCAACGCCGAAATGGACCAACGCGAACAACAGGCCAAAGCGGATGGAACATTCACGGCCAACGCGTTGAAGTTTGCCGAAATTCGAGCCAATGGTGAAAAGTTAATCCGAGGCGAAGCGCAAACAGCCATCACCAAATTGACCGTTGACGCCGAAACCGAACGAAACAATTTCATTGCACAGGCGGCGCAAACCAACGCGGATTTGGTAGTGCAAAAACAATTGGACGCGGTTCGTGAATTGGAATCCGAGCGTTCACAATTGATTCAACAATTGTCAGAAACCCAAAACGCTGAAGAACGGAACGCCATCAAATTGAAATTGAATGACAATTTGCAGGCAATACGCGAAGCCAATAAAAAGGCCGAACAATTGGAGTTGGACGGAATTGAAACCAGACGTTTGGCCGCCGTTAACGCTGAAGGCGTGACCGCCGACGAAATCACGGCCATAAACGCCCAAGCCGAATTGGACATTTACAACACGGCCAAAAAATATTCCGACGCCCGCAAAAAATTGAATGGTGAGGAGGTTGATTCAGAGGCCGCGAATGCAGAAAAACGAAAAAAGCAAATCGAGGACGCGCAACAACAATTGATTGACGCGACCAAAGCCGCCGTGAATCAATTCATTGACGCCCAAATTCAACAGACGGACGCATTGATTGACCAACAACAAAAACGCGTTGACGCCGCCCGTGACATTGCGGAAAACGGAAACGCCGAATTGTTGGAATTGGAACAAAAACGTTTGGACGATTTGACCAGACAACGCCAAAAATATGTTGAAGCGCAACAGGCATTGACATTGATTGAAATTGCCGCCAATTCAGCGTTGGCAATTGCAAAGGCCGCCGCCGCCGGAAATGGTATTGCCACCGCGTTGACGGTTGCCGCCGCCGTTGTGGCATTGGCCGCCGGATTTGCACAGGCCCGCGCACAGGCCCAAGCCGCCGCGTCATTTGCGACGGGCGGATATACCGGGGACGGCGGAAAATACGCGCCGGCCGGTATTGTTCACCGCGGCGAATTCGTTGTGACAAAAGAGAAAACACAAAAATTCCGTCCGATATTGGAGGCCATACACGCCGGACGAAATCCAATGTTAATCAAAGGTTTTTCGGAAGGTGTGATGGCCCCAAATACAAAAAACATGGAAAGTAAATTGGAAAAAATTGAAAAGGCCATCCGGAGCCAACGCGGGTTGGTGTTGTCGATTGATGAACGCGGAATCAACGGAATTGTTTCGCGCATCCAATACAAACAAAACCGAATCAAAAACGCCGCGCGATGAAACCACCAATTGTCATCAAATTAAACGGAACCGTCATCAATGGCCGCGTCGATGGAGTTGAACAATTCAACGTGACATGGCGTGAAAATGATGACGATGGCGGATTGGCAAAATCTTATTCATCCGAATTGCAGTTTTACGATGACGGTTATTCGATATTGAAACCGATATTGATTGATGACCCAAACGGATTCGTGAACACGGTTGACGTTGAAATTTACGATGAATGTTGTGGCCGTTTGGTTTTTGCCGGATACATTGCCGGCGATTCGATTGATTGGTGTGAACCGGAATGTTGGATTTCGGCCAATGTGTTAGAAGAAAAGGCCGCGTTGAATTGCGTCAAATCAACATTGATAACGGACAACCATGATGGTTTTTTGTTTATGCCAAAAAAGAAAATGCGATATTGTATCGAACCGCGTCCGGAGTTTATTTATACAATATTGTTTTTCATTTATGGAATAATCAATCTTATCATCACCGTTGTGACATTGGGAACCAATTTGATTTTTGGATACATGGACAACTTTCGAGCGCGAATGATTCAATGTAATTGGTATCATCCGAGCGAATTAGCCCGTGAATACATTCAAAATGTTTGTCGAAAATGTGGTTTGAATTTCCAATCGTCCATTTTGAACAATCCGTCGTCACCTTATTATGACCTATTGTTGTTTACAGCAATGACGCGGAAAGGTTACAAACCGGGCGATGTCATTGCGGCATTGATTCCGGAAAATTATCCAATCGAAACATTGGATACATTTTTCACACGCCATTTGAACCCAATATTCAACGCGCGATATTGGATTGTTGGCAATACATTGATTTTTGAACGCAAAGATTTTTTCGCGAATTCGGCGCCCTGGATTGATGCAGAACAATTGTTGAATGATGGCAGAATCATTGACAATCAAATTTGTTTCAATTGGATTGATAAGGACCAAAAAGCGTTTGGGGTTTATCGTTATTTCGAAGACGCGATGGATATTTGTTCAAATGAAATTTCCGCAAGGTATGACGACGTTGTTGAATGGAATCCGCCGCCAATTTCACCCAGGCAAAAGGATTCATTGGAGTTGACATTGCAATCGTCGCGAACACGTTTTCGAAATGATGGCGCCGGTCCGG